CTCCTCGACATCACCGCACGCCTCAAGGCCGCCTGGCGGGCCATCCTGGATGCCGAGCAGGCCCGCGGCGCGGCGCTGGCCGTCGGCGACGACTACGAGGCCCAGCGCGAGTATGAGGCGGCCCTCGTGCTCTTCCGCCGCGCCCAGATCGAGGCCTTCACCGTGACCCTGGGCGCCATGCCGCTGGTCTGGGAGCAGCTCGCGGAGCTGGCCGATCGCCTCGACACGCACGCCGCCCGCCTCGACGCCGTCGAGCGCGCCGTCGGCGAGGCGCCCCGCGTGGCCCGCCTGGAGGCCCGCGTGGATATCATCGACCGGATCTTGTTCTTCGACCCGTCTTCGACCCACGCAGCACGTAGAAAGGACCGCGATGAGTGAGCCCCAGCCCAACCCCGAGATCGTGACCGCCCTGCCCGAGGGCCTCTTCATCGCCGTCCGACCCGCGGCGACCGTGCTGCGGATGGAGATCGCGATCCCTAACGAGGGTCCCTACACCGGCGCGATCGACGCAGCGCAGATCGCCGCGGTCCTCTACGGCCTGGCCCCGCTGATCGTGGCGCTCCTGGCCACCGGCATGAGCGCCTACGATATCGCCGACCGCCTGCACGGCGTGAAGTCGGAGTGACCCGCATGGAGCCCGATGAGCGAGCCCGGCCCGCGCCGCGCTACGACGACGACCGCCAGGAGACGACCCGCCACCCGCCCACCCTGGCCGCCGCCCTGGCCCACATCGCCGAGCGTCTGGAGGCCCTGGAGGTGATGGTATTGGAGCTCAGGGGCCGCGTGGGGGCGATCGAGGACCGCGAGCGCCGAAGCGAGGCGCCCTAACCATCCATCCATCCCTACCCACTCGTGAGGAGCCAATGATTTCCTATGCCAGCCCTCGTCATCAGCCCGGAGATCAAAGCTGCCGCTCTGGCCGATCTGCTCGACGGCGACACGCCGGCCGAGGTAGCTGCGCGCTACAAGCTCAACCGCAACACGGTCAAATCGTGGGCCTCGCGCCTGGATGCGGATGCACCCGCTGCATCCACCACCCCCCCCTATGCATCCACGGATGCACCCCTGGATGCACCCATGCCGCCACTCACGGCAGTTCCGGCGCTGGCCACCGAGCACACGATCGGAGGCCTGCTCCTTGAGCTTCTCGCCGCCAAACTCAAAGCCTCCCAGGCGATCGCCGCGGCGGCCCAGCGGCCTGAATGGTTGGAGCGACAATCCGCCGCCGACCTGGCAGCGCTGGGCGAGTATCTCGACCGCAGCGCCTTCAGCCTTGGCGACCGCCTGGCCACTGCCGCCCAGCAGCAACGCGCCGACGGCGACGGCCGCGCTCCTGGCGATGAGCTTCCGTGACTTCATCGCGGAGGTCCACCCGCGCTATGTGTTCTATCCCCACTGCGAGCGCCTGATCGCCGCGCTCCAGCGCGTGGCCGACGGCGAGCTCAAGCGGCTCATGGTCTTCATGCCCCCGCGCCACAGCAAGTCGGAGACCGTCTCACGCCTCTTCCCGGCCTACTACCTGCGCCGCCACCCGGCCCGCTTCGTCGGCCTGGCCAGCTACGGCGCCGATCTAGCCTACACGCTCTCGCGGGCGGCCCGCGGCTTCTTCCAGCTCGCCGACGGCGCCCTCGACCCCTCGGCCTTCGGCGTGAAGCACTGGCAGACCCAGAGCGGCGGCGGCATGTGGGCGACGGGCGTGGGCGGCCCGGCGACGGGCAAGGGCGCCAGCCTGGCGATCGTGGATGACCCAGTGAAGGACGCCGAGGAGGCGCAGAGCTCGGCGACGCACCGCCGGCACGCCGACTGGTGGCAATCGACCTGGTCGACGCGCTTCGAGCCCGACGCGGCGGCCGTGCTTCTCCAGACTCGCTGGAACGAGGCCGACCTGGCCGGCTGGCTGTTAGAGCAGGAGCGCGATGGAGAGGAGCCGGAGGGCTGGCACGTCCTAAACATGCCGGCCATCGCCGAGGCCCCGCGCAGCGACTGGCCGGCCGGCGTCACGCTAGAGCCGGACCCTCGCCCGGAGGGCGCGGCCCTCTGCGAGCCGCGCTACCCGCTCAGCCGGCTGCGCAAGGTCGAGGCACGCATCGGCGCCTACTGGTTCGGCGCCCTCTACCAGCAGCGCCCGACGCCCCGCAGCGGCGGCATGTTTGGGCGGGCCGTTGAAATCCTCGCCGCCGCGCCCGCCCCGCTCGGCCGGCTGGTCATCTACATCGATAAAGCCGGGGCGGCCGAGGGCAAGGGCGACTACACGGCCGCCGCGCTCATGGCCGCCCTCGGCGATGGCACCTATCTGATCCTCGACGTGCTGCGCGGGCAGTGGCCGGCCGCCCAGCGCAACGCGCAGATCCGCGAGCGCCTAACGCTCTGGCGCGCGCGCTACGGGCCGTGCCGCGTCGTGATCGAGCAGCCGCCCGGCCTGGGCAAGGAGTCGACCGAGGCCCTGATCAAAGACCTCGCCGGCTTCGCGGCCTTCGCCGACCCGGTGCGCGGCGACAAAGTTGAGCGCGCAGAGCCCCTGGCCGCGCAGTGGCAGGCGGGCAACGTGTCGCTCCTGGCCGGCCCCTGGGTCACCCCCTTCCTCGACGAGCTGCGCGCCTTTCCGCACGGGCGCAATGACGACCAGGTCGACGCGAGCAGCGGCGCCTTTCGCCACCTCGTCACCATGAATACACCTGGGCGGCCGGCCGTCGGCGGCGAGCGCCAGACCGCCCAGTCGTTTCGCCCGAGGTGAGCGATGGACCCAGGATCGCGCCCGCCCATCCATCCATCCCTGTCCGGTGTGAGCGCGCCGGCGGCCCCCTCCCTTGTCGAGCTGCGCCAGCAGCTGGAGGCGGCCGCCCTGGCCTACCCGGAGCTGCGTCAGGGCCTGGGCGCCGCCCTGGCCGACCTGCGCCGCGCCCTTGGCGAGGATGTCCCTACCCGAGATGTGCGGCGCCGATCAGGGATTCGGTGAACAGGTCGTAATAGCATGGTGCGCTCGCGCGTGCTATACTGGCGGCCAAGCGGCCCCGGCCGCCCATACCTGCGCCTATCTGCAAAGAGTGGCGCCTATCTGCTCCCCGCGAGCGGATAGGCGCCTTTTTTGATCTATGACCGCTGAGGCTCCACAGCCCACCCGCCAGATCGACCCCACGCGCGAGTACGTGGTGGGCGGCAGCCTGCGCTGGTACGGCGCCTACGGCGAGGCCCTCACCGCGCTGCCGCTGCCCATCGACGACCTCACCGCCGAGCTGGGCGACGATATCTACGAGCGCATGCTGCGCGACCCCGGCTGCGCGGCGCCGGTCAACGTGCTGCGCACCGCCATCCTGGAGGACGGGCTCCAGCTGCGCCCGGCCGTGGACGACGCCGACGACGACGGGTACGATCAGGCCAAGGAACTGGTCGACCTCTGCGAGCGCCAGATCGCCGACCTGGAGACCAGCATCGACGATGTGCTCTGGGATATGCTCTCGGCCCTGCCGCTGGGCAACCGCGTCGCCGAAGAGGTCTACGACTACGACTCGAGCTACACCGGGCGCACCGAGCTCGTGCTGCGCCGGCTGAACGTCAAGCCGCGGCGCAACCTGTCGTTTGTCGTCGACGCCTACGGCAACGTGATCGGCCTGCTGGGCGCCGAGCCGGGCCAGCCGCTGCTGAACGGCGCCCGGCTCAGCCAGGACCAGCTCGACCTGGTGATCCCGCGCAGCAAGTTCGCCGTCTTCAGCTTCCGGCCCAAGGACAACGACCCGCGCGGGGATAGCCTGCTGCGCCCGGTCTACAACCCGTGGTGGATGAAGATGCAGCTCTGGCCCGAGTACCTGCGCTACCTCATCCAGTTCGCCTCGCCGAGCATCGACGGCATGGTGGCCCCGCCGGCTATCCCCGGCCAGCCCGACGACGTGCCGATCTACACCAGCGACGGCCACCCCACCGGCCAGGTGCAGACGGCCGAGGAGGCCTTCCTGGCCAAGCTGCTGGCTTTCCGCAACGGCACGGCGATCGCCCGCCCCCACGGCTCCGAGCTGAACATGCTCTGGAGCACCGGCGAGGGCCAGGCCTTCCTCAACGCCTTCTCGATGTTCGACAAGCAGATGGCCAAGGGCATCCTCTACCAGACGCTCTCAACCGAGGAGGCCAGCTTCGGCACGAAGGCCCAGGGCAGTATCCACGAGACGGTGCTGGAGACGATCATCCGCCAGGCCAAGCGCGCCGTGTGCCGCATGGCCCGGCGCGACGTGCTTGCCCAGATCGTCATGGGGAATGCCGGCGCCGACAGGCGGGCGCTCACCCCCAAAGCTACCCTGGGCGACGCCGAGAGTCAGAACCTGCCCCAGCTCTGGACGGCCGCGGCCCAGCTGCAGCGCGCGGGCTACTTCGACGGCTCGCAGCTCCCGGCGGTCGACGAGCTGCTCAACCTGCCGACCCGCGCCGCCACACCGCCGCCCCAGCAGCTCGGCCAGGGCGATACGGCGCCCGCGCCCGGCGAGCCAACCCCCGCCCCCGCCCCCGCGCCGGCCGACGAGCCCCAGGACGACGAGGAGCCCCCGCTATGAGCCTTGCGCCCGCGCTGCGCGCCTACACCACGATCACCTCGACCCACTGGGCTATGACGCCCGAGTACATCGAGCTGATGGCCGATATCGCCCTGCGCGAGAACGACCCGATCGAGGCCGTCGAGAAACGGCTGGGGCGGCGCCTTGACAACACCCGCGAGGTGACCGTGCGCGACGGGGTGGCCACCATCCCCGTGCTCGGCCCGATCTTCCGCTACGCCGACTTCTTCACGATGATCAGCGGGGGCGCCACCGTCGAGGCGATCGCCCAGGATCTGACCGTCGCGCTCGAAGACCCGGCGGTGCGCAGCATCCTGCTCTACATCGATAGCCCGGGCGGCGAGGTCAACGGCATCAATGAGCTTGGCGACATGATCTTCGCCGCGCGCGACACCAAGCCGATCGTCGCCTACGGCTCCTTCCTGATGGCCTCGGCCGCCTACTGGCTGGGCTCGGCGGCCAGCCGGGTGGTGCTCGACGCCTCGGCCCTGGCCGGCTCCATCGGCGTGCGGACGGCCGTACGCGACCCATCCAAGGTGCCAAGCCGCACCATCGAGTTTATCTCCAGCCAGAGCCCGGGCAAGCGGGCCGACCCGACGACCGACAGCGGGCGGGCCGCGATCCAGGCCGAGATCGATGCCCTGGCCGACGTCTTCATCGGCGCCGTCGGCCGCAACCGCGGGGCCACCGCCGCGCGCGTGATCGCCGACTTCGGCCGCGGCGGCGTGCTTGTGGGCGCCGACGCCGTCGCCGTCGGCATGGCCGACGGTCTGGGCTCCTACGAGGGCGTGCTGGCCAGCCTGGCCGCCCCCGCCCCGTCCCTCTACGCCCTGCCCCCTATCAGCGCCGCCGCACGCGGCAAGGAGACGCCTGTGACCATCAAGGAGACGACCGACCCCACGCCCGCCCCGGCCGCGCCGCCGGCGGCATCGTCGGAGAGCGAGGCCCGCCTGGCGGCCCTGGAGACGCAGCT